CAATCAGGTTAACTGTTCCGCATCCGCAGAGTCCGTCGAAAACAATTGTGAAGAACTATATTTCCGAAGGTGATCTGTATCGTCTGATTTTTGGTTCAAGACTTCCTGCCGCAGAAGTGTTTCAGAGGTGGGTAACGCACGAGGTGCTTCCTTGCATCAGGCAATACGGTTGTTACTTTACTCCGAAGTTTCTTGCAGAGTGCAATAATGATCCGGAAGAAGTAAAGCGTCGGCTGTACAAAATGAAAATGGAAAAGCTGATGGAACACTTCCTTGAAAATCCTGATGAAGCTATCAAAGCATATACCGATCTTGTTTCCAGAAGAAATGTTGTTGAAGCAGACGGCACAGAGGTGCGTAACGAATCGGATCATGCAATTGAATGTGCTGACTTTTTATCTTCTGCAGATTAATGATATGCAAAAATGATGCCGAAACCCAAGATAGTTATCGGAGCTGAACGATCTCTGAAATGAGAAAGGTATCGTATGACCTTTATTGAAGTTGAGAGTTTCAAACGCAGATAGCTATCGCACAGTTTGCTCCACAATCGCTTGTGTGGTGGTTTGGGAGTCACAGTCGGGAAAGGATACCCCACGAGCCGTCAAGCGAAAATAAGGGGCTTTTTGAGAGCGTTTGCAGAGGTGGAATATGATGGGTTTCGAGTAAATTCAGGGGGTAATATGGTTTGCTGGTTAAAAGAAAGGCGTCTGAAGCCTCCTTTCTGCTCACATCGACGAGCAAAGCTCGCCGATTCTGCGAGGTTTTAGGGCAATGTAATGCAGGTCGAGTAATGGAGTCAATTCTCAAAAATCGGTCGAGTGATGATGTCATAATGTAAAGCCACAGGAATAATACCGCCTATTATGCGAGGTTTCAGTCAGGCGTCACGAACTAGAGTCCTCCTTTGGAGGGCAAGCATCGCATGTGGCTATCCGCCTGTGCAGAATCGGGAGAACCCGAACCCCTTTTCAGAGCAACAAGCACTTGAAATAGGTGCGTAACGAATCAGAGTGTAAGGAGGAGGTGCTTCACCTCCCCCTTGTTAAAGTTGACGGAACAAAATGTTCTGTCACAAGCAGTAATCCACCCGCACTGTTTTGGTGCAGGTGGATATTTTGTTCAGCGACGGGATGAACCATCCCGTCATAAAAAAGAGACTGCATCGTGAAACACGACATAGTCAACCCACATCAATCGGTAGGGCGTGAAGTACGACCTACTCAAAAACAAAAGCTGATGTCAATCAGAGTGACATCAGCTGATGACAAAGCTGAAACCACCGCCTTAATTCAGGGCGGTGATTTCATAGATTTTATTGCGAAAGGAGAATCGAAAATGTATATTCAGACCACAGGAACAACAAAATGGAATCCGAAATGTTTCGGAGAATTGGAGGACTATGGACAAAGAAAATACAGCACAGATCATCCCAACCACAGTCAGCGAGGTGAAGATTGACAACACAGTTTTCAGAGTGAAGCGTACCTTCAGCGGAGAAGAATCCCTTGCAGATATCCTGACAGGCTGGGCAGTCACGAAAACTCTTCAGGAAGAAAAGGCAGCTCAGCCACAGATTTAATGCAATTTTATGCAGCCTGCACTCGTTCAGAAAGGAAAATTTGTCTACCCTTATGAATAGATAGTTCGGGCGTAGAGTGGTATAATGTTGCTTGAGCAAAGGAGGTATCGCAATGGAAGAAACAACAAGAGTAGGTATCTATGCTCGACTCAGCCGTGATGATGAACGCTTTGGCGAGTCAATGTCCATCGAGAATCAGAAGCTGATGCTGACTGATTACTGCGACAGACAGGGCTGGGAAATCGTTGATGTCTACGCTGATGACGGATTCACGGGGCTGACCTTCGACAGACCTGAAATGCAAAGGCTCATTGAGGATGCCAAGAACGGCAGAATCAATACGGTTCTGGTAAAGGACTTATCACGTTTCGGACGTAACTATGTGGAGGCAGGTCAGCTCATTGATGACCTGTTCCCACTCCTTAATATCCGTCTGGTGGCACCGAATGACGGCGTGGATACACATACGAATCAGAACACGGATTTCATTCCTATTCGCAATGTGTTCAATGAATATTACTGCAAGGACATCAGCCGAAAGGTTATTTCGGCTCGCAAAGCAAGTGCAAAACAAGGAAATTTTATGGGCAGCAGCGCTCCTTATGGATATTGGCTTGATCCGAATGATCGACACAAGCTGATAATCGATGAGGACGCTGCTGTTGTCGTTCAGAGGGTATTCCGCATGAGAGCTGATGACTGCAGCTACAATCAGATTGCCGATACACTCAACCGTGAGGGTGTTCCGAATCCAAGAGATTATTATTATCACAAAATCGGAAAGCCAAATCCGAGAGTTATGCGGCATTACTGGTCGGAGATAACGATTACACACATTTTGAAAAACGAAGTGTATATCGGGAACATGGTGCAGTTCAAATCGGGAGTGGTGTCCTACAAGAATCATTCTATCAGAGCAAAGCCGGAGGAAACATGGATACGCTGTGAGAACACTCACGAACCAATCATTGATAAAAAGCTGTGGGATGCTGTACAAAGCAAGTTCAGAAAGAAGCAGACGAAACAAAGGCGTACACAAAGCGGTGAGCTTCCATTATTCAGCGGACTGCTGAAATGTGCAGACTGCGGTGGTCTTATGCACTTCAAACCCGATATGAATAAGCGTAAGGACGGCTCCTGTCTTGGTCATCACTCCTACTGCTGCAGAACCTACAAGCAAAGCGGAGCCTCTGCCTGTACCTCACACTGGACGGGAGAACAGCAGCTCATCAGCCTTGTGAAAAGTGAGCTTGCGGAATTTGCAAAGCAGATCGAAATTGATGAACAGGGCGTAAGGGACAGACTGATTGCGGAACGCAGTAAGAACGTGAAAACAGAGCAATCCGCAATGGAAAGCCGCAGACAGACAATCAGTAACAGAATCGCAGAGCTTGATACGATGCTCTCACGACTGTATGAAGAAATGCTGCTGGGTCAGCTTCCGAGAGATGTACTCATGGATTTATCCAACCGCTATAACAGCGAAAAGGAAGAAAAGCAGAATGAGCTTGCAGAGCTGGACGCAAAGCTTGCAGAATTCAGAAGTGCCATAGAGGACGTGGAGAAATGGCTCTCTGTGTTAAAGCAGTATCTTTCGGGAATGGAGCTTGACAGAGCATTACTTCACAAGCTGATTCGTGAAATAAAAGTTGGAGCGTATACGAAAGTCAATAGTGTAAAATATCAGGACATTGAAATCGAATACAGCTTTCAATAAAAATGCCGTCTTCGGACGGCTTACATAAAACAGGAGGTAATCATGAAGGACGTTAGAGTTGGAATTTATGTGCGGCTCTCCAATGATGATCTGCGTGAGGGAGAATCCATGTCAATCGAAAATCAGAAGCATATGCTGATGGACTTCTGTTTTCAGCAGGGCTGGAAAATCATTGACATCTATGCCGATGACGGATACACAGGCTTGAATTTCAACAGACCGCAGGTGCAGAGACTGATTGAGGACGCAAAGCTTGGGAAAATCAATCTGATTCTGGTCAAGGATTTATCACGCTTCGGACGAAATCATTTAGAGTGCGGTTACTACGAAGAAGAACTGTTCCCATCCATAGGCTGTCGATTTATTGCGCTCAATGACGGTATTGACACAGCGAGGGACAGCAATGACATCATGCCATTTCAGAATGTGTACAACGAGCTGTACAGCAAGGATATGAGCCAGAGAGTACGGACAGCAAAGCATGTCCGAGCAAAGAATGGCAGTTATCTTGCCGCTTACGCTCCATACGGATATGAGAAAAAAGATCACAGGCTAGTGATTGATGAAACGGCGGCAGAGATTGTGCGGTATATATTCAGACTGAGATTGGAGGGTAAGAGCTGCTGCAGGATCGCTGCAATACTGAATGAACAGCAGATTATTCCGCCGAGAGATTACTATTACCAGAAACGGAACAAGCCGAATCCGAGAAATGTTCACCACAGGTGGACGGATGGCTCTGTCAGTCAGATGCTAAAGAATGAAGTATATATCGGTAATACCGTACAGTACAAAACAGAAGCCTCCTCCTACAAATGCCGAAAGCAGATACCGCAGAAGCCTGAACAATGGATACGCTGTGATAACACTCATGAGCCGATTATCAGCAGAGAGGATTGGGATGCGGTACAAGCCTTATGGAAACAGACCACCGCAAAAAAGAAACCTATATACAATCCCCTGTTTACAGGCTTACTTCGATGTGCTGACTGCGGAGCGCATATGAATTTCAAGCCTGACGCTAACAGACGAAAGGATGGCACAAACCTACAGCACCATGCATACACCTGCGGAACATACAAGCACGGCGGCTCAGGTGCTTGTACCTCGCACTGGATTATGGAGAACGCACTCATAGAACTGGTGCGTAACGATTTGGAGCAGTATGTGCAGGGCTTGGAAGTAAATGAAGAACAACTGCAAAATTTATTGCTGGAACAATACAGCAAGGACACAAAATCAGGCAGGACTGCTATCGAAAAGGAAATGAATTCCGCAATAACCCGTATCGCAGAGCTTGAAATGCTACAGAGCAAGCTGTATGAAGAACTGCTCCTCGCACAGCTTCCGAGAGAAACTCTGATTGAGATGTCACAGAAATACAAGACGGAGAAAACAGCGTTGGAACAGAAAACACAGGAGCTTCAATCAGAGCTTGACCGGCTTACTGCCAAAGTCGAGGACATCCGCAGTTGGCTGTGCGTGGTGCGTGAGTATATGTCAGGTACTGTGCTTGACAGAGAACTGCTGCACAGGCTGATTAAGGTGATTCGGGTTGGGGAAACGACGGTTATGGATGGTCAGAAGCAGAGGGAGGTTGAAATTGTGTATAGATTTTAGAAAAAGGATTTTACTTTGTCGCTGACAAATATTAAATATTCAGCGGCAAGGTAAGGTTG